GCAATTCTAGTACTTGTAAAATTTGTGACATTATGAAATGTATCTACCTTAATTTTATGCCAAGTATTTTCCGGAAATACAATACTTTCTATTTGATTTAAGTCGTCATCATACCAATTTGTATTTACATTACCTCCTGATGAAAATATGTAATTATAACATGACCTCCTACCGAAGTCTTTATGTACAGGTAAATCTGACGTAATCAATTGAAATGCAACTTCATATTGTTTACCAAAATAAGGCAATAAGAAATTTTTTATTTCGATTGGTGCAATATGTAAGGTATATTTTGGTTTGCTACCAGGAGCTATCTGAGATCTTCTATCAGCAAATTCATCTTTAATTTTTCTTATATCTATTTCTGATTTACATAAATCTTCAGGTATGCTAGGAATTTCATGATAAAAATTATAAAGCATTAGGTATCGTATCTTGTTTGAGTACCTTGTTCTCTTAAATGTCCGCTCGTAGAATTAGCATTTAAAGTTGCCATTTCAGCTAAATAGGCATCACAATCTTCTGAAGTTGCAAATTCAATACGACAAGTATTATCAGAGTCACTTGTAAAATTAGTTATTTTTTCATCTGATACATATTGATCAAATATTACCATTGCTTCTTCAGATGCATCTGAACCTGTATTGTCAAAAGTACCTAATCTTTTATATTGAAATACATGAGCCATTTAATTCTCCTTTTTCTGTATTTATATAAAAATGGGGAGCTGACCGTGGCTCCCCGCGAGGTTATTTCTGGCTCCTACCCCTATGTATCAGCGTAATTGCTGAATTAGAATGCGAATGATACGCCGAGTGTTGCATCGCCGAATTCAAAGTCTGCATCTGTACCGATTTCTCCGTACGCACGTAGGCCTGTACCTCCGATTGTATATCCCGCTTCGAGATCTACTCCCTGAAATACGTCACCTGCATTCAAGTTAATAACATCAAAAGTTGTTGATGCTTTAAAGTCAGTTCCCCAAGCATTCATACCGACTGATGGAATAAAATCCATAGCCCATAGCTCAGTTCCTGTATCATAATTTAAGTCAGCTTTTCCGCCTGCGGATAAAGTCTGACCAGCTACTGTGAGGTCCATAGCAGAAACTGCTGAGGACGCCATAATAAGAGTTGCTGCTAGTGTTGCTGCAATTTTCATAATCGTTTTTCCTTTGTTGTCTATTTACGATTCCAGATTTCATAGAGTACCCAAACGGCCACTAAACCTACGAGTCCCTGTGATCCTAACATTGCTACTATTCCGCTAACGTTAGTTATCACGCTCGCAGTTGGCAGAAACGGCATAACAGATGAACTAAGGCCTAAGACCTCAATTACTATCATAAGTGCTGCTATCGAAATACCGACCTCAGCAAGTGTTCCTGCCCATGTTTTAACTTTGTTTAAGATTTCCATATAATCTCCCCTTTCTTATATGTTACCACTTTTCTGTTGCTAGGTAAGTGGTCAACCCCCTGTGATTATGCGGCTAGCGCAAATCCAGATGGTGCAAAATTATTGTTTGCATTTGTGTTCTGTAAACTAGATATCATGTCGATCCTTGTTCAGCCCCATCAAGAACATACCAAACTCTGACTACTGGCACTAAGGCTCATTGTCATTTTATGATATGCTCATGGTGGAGCTGCTCGGTACTGCCCCGAGGTCCATACTATCTTTATAACGTCTACATTAATATTTATTAAAGTTAAGTATACAGTAATAAACATTTTTAAGGGAGTGTGACATAAATGTCACAGTTGGTTATCATGCACATAAAGTTGTATCAAAGCATAATGTAATACTTTTAACAGATCTTTACGAGCATCATCACGTGATCCTTTCTTTCCATATCGGTTTGAATACTTATCAACGTTGCCCATACAGAAACCTGTACCATGTCCACGTTCGATAATCACTTCAGTTGATTGAAACTTATTAGTAGCATAATGCCCTTTATATGTTTCATCAATATAATTTTTAAACTCGTCAATTAGATTCGCTTCATTAAATTTGTAATCTATATTCATTCCCAAACTCCATCATAATTATAAAAAATATGCGAACCTATTGTTCGTACCATATTCATTCCGTCTGCTTTACTCCACCAAGGATCTACATAATCCGCATGATAATATATTGACTCAAATGTATTATCTTCTGATTTACCATATAAAACATCTTTAGCAATTCTTTGTGCTTTTTTCCAAGCTTCATATTCACGTGGACGTGGATCTTTTATCGTGTGTGTCCAACTAAATTGCTTAGGTTGAAATATAACATCACATACTGTATCAGGGAATTGTTCGTGTGCTGCTCTATTCATAACAACATGAGCTACGGCATATTGACCTTCATCAGGCTCACCTCTTGCTTCATGATATATGTTAGCAGCCATACAATCTGTTTTTTCTTTGAAGTCTACAACGCCAATCCACGCACAACTCGCAACGGCAATAATAGATACCGCAGAAAAAATACCACCAATTCTGTTTATTGTTTTATTCATAATTTATATTCTATCACAAAACAAAACGTTTGTACACAGTTAATTTAACTTTTTTATGCCTAAAGCCCAATTTTCTGCTGCATCTTCTACATACCTTAACGACTTACCTGGAAATTCTTCGCTATCAAAACGTGTACCATTTTCTTCATGGTATGTAATATAAGCATGTTCCTCTTTAAAGTTAAAGTGAACCTCACAATATTGCCCTTCATTAGGAGCATCAGCGTAGTATGTATGAAGATGTTTGTTCATTGTACATAGTCCTTTATTGTTGGAAAGATTTGCGTTATAGACTCAGCAATTGCCGTTGCCAATTCCATATGTTCTTTTTGTGTACCATTGTCTGATCGTAATTCAACGTAATGTATCCAACTTCGAATAGTCCCGTTGACGTATAACTTTGAGACAGTGTTACCTTCAGGGAGAACAGCCCTTGCTTGTTCTTTTGCGATTCCATTATCTATAGCCCATTTATAAACTTGCTTTGAGAAGAATATTACACGACGTTGTTGTCTCTCCCATTCGCGCTGTAATTCTTCATCTTCAGTCTGAATAGAATTTTGTCTGTTTTTAGTATCTTGTAAACGAGCTTCTCTAACTACAAAATTATCATCAAGATCCCGGATATCAGCATACCGCTGAGAAAACTCTTGAAATGAAAACGATCTGTGCCTGAGGAGCTGCCTTGCGATATCTCTTGTTGTTTCGATTTCGATGCAGGCTGATGCCATTTCGAATGGTGACCAGTGCTTGTGTTTGATGAGATATCCAAGTAACTTTGACGTTGTTTTGGTGTTAGCTTGGTTCGATGGATTGGAGACACGGGCGCAATACGAGACGAGGTCTTGGATGTTTTCCAATCCCATGATTCCTGGTTCGCCTGAGTGTACATGCCGTACAGGTTGTGAGTATGAGATGAGACGTGCACGCATTATTTTCCTTGTCCTCGGTATTTCTTGTGACTTCTTTTCTTTGATTTATTCATAGAAGATAATTTTATACTTCCACCACCTTGAGATGTTTTCTTATATTTAGATCTTGACCATGTACTTGATGTAGTAGTACCAACCATCACTTTAACCATTATATTTCCTTGTTACTGTATTATTGTTTTCAGGCAGACACATAATTGCTGTAACCCTATCGCTAAATCCACCTTTAGCTATTACTTCTATTGCAATCACATCTGCATTTTCTACGTTATTTACATACTTAACACATTCATCTTTTGTATCAAACTTAAGCGTTTGGATTGCCCATGGGTCTAGATTCAGACTAGCAATTACTATTAACCACTTCATTCGTGTTCGCCACCGTTTCCACGTATATTATAATTTTGTGGTGCAGTATATTTTTCTGCACTATCATATACTATAGCTGTAATAAAGATACCAAAGACCACTAATAAATGTCCGCCGGCAGATACTCCAAACGCGTATGGGTTATTTATTATAGCTGCAAAGATGCCACTCCACATTATAGACAGTATTGAAAATACCATCAATCCTAACTGTGGTGGAAGGCCACGAAGAGGAGAGTTCTTAATAGTCATTATACCATTCCATGCATCCTTCATACCTAAAATAGTTGTTCCCCATCCTATAGGTTTCACTTTATCCTTCATTTATTTTCCTTTACGTTTATGTTACTTGGATTATATTGTTCACCGTTGTACTTACTACCTGTTGCATTAGGTCCAGTTTCGACACCATTGTTACACGCAAATAGTACAACTAAAAGGAATATTATAGAAACTAGTACAACTCTCTTAGTCCATATTATAAACTCTACAAATGTTTTTTCAGCTTCCTCTTGTGCAGCTTTCTTTACATCTAATTCCATTCAATTGGCTCCACCCATGGATAACAAGGAACAATACTTTGTTTGCAGTATTTAGCATTATCTACTAGTAATACTGGTAATATTAAAATAACAAATACACAAAATAAAAAAGGCCACATTATTCCTTTCATCACTTACTCCATTTTAAAGTTATTAAATTTCTCTTGTGCCGTGGAATTATCAAAAACTGGTACGTCTTGTACTAAGTTTTGTTGTGATTCAGCCACATCAAATATTTTCATACGTGATCTATCTATACCAACCACAAACCTCTTATGTGTAGCAGGATCATTATAACGATTCTTAAGTTGCTTAATCATAATCTGATTTTGTGATTCTAACTCTTCATTAGAAACTAAGGCAAACATTAGATCCGCCGTTGCGGGTAATCCAAAAGACTCGGACGTATCTTCAAGCCCAGGATCTGAGTTGCCATAACCACTACGCGTCGTCTGAGTTGCAGATACGATCGGAACGTCAAACTCGACCGCCAGACCACGTAGCTCTTCAGCAATTGCTTTGATGTATGTATAAGAATTGATAGATCCTCCCATTGCTTTCATACGAGAAGATGCACAGATATTCAAGTAATCAATGAATATCATATCAGGTACAAACTTCTTCTTTAGTTTAAGTTCATTGAGTAATGCACGAAAGTGATTGCTATGTGCAGAACCGGTTGGATATTCTTTTACGATCAGCTTACCGTTTGTCATCTTCTTAAGTTTTGCAATCTTGTTAGAAAACATATCAAATGATAAATTAGGTATCTGATCTAATGGTACATCAAGTAAGTTAGCATCGATTCTTTCAGCGATACGTTCTTCTGACATTTCCATTGTAATGTATAATACATTCTTGCCTTGTGCTAGTACGCTGCCGGCAACATGACACATAAATAAAGATTTACCAACACCAGTGCCAGCCAGAGCGATATTAAGTGTTTTATTGGGTAAACCACCTTTGGTGATAAGATTAAGTTTTTCAATGTCAAACTCTATCCTTTCTTCTTGTGCGTGGTAAAAGTCATATCGTTCAGAGAATGATTCAATATAGTCATGGCCGATATTTGTATCGAATGATACAGCTAAAGCTTTTTGTAATAAATCAGGCAATGCATTCTTAGATAATGTTTTATGTTTACCATCGATAACAGTAATTGCTTCTAGCACAGCTTTGTGTACAGCCTGATCTTGACACCACTTCTCGGTGGTATTATCAAGCCATTTTTCATCAATAGGTTCTATCTTAAATATATCAGGAATTATAGATGAGGCTTCGGTATAATCATTTGCATTTGCAAAACGATCAGATTGATCTACCTCAATACGAAATGACTCCTCGGTTGGAAGCTTGTTATACTTCGCAACGAAGGATGCCACTTCTTTGAATAACTTCTGATGGATACCAGTAAAATAGTCTGGCTGTATAAACGGTAAAACCTTACGCATATAAGTTTCATTAGTCAATACATTTCTTAGTATAGTTTGTTGTAGATTGTCACTCAAGATCTTTTGCTTTCACTTTTTCTGCTTCTTGGAATAATGTATATAATACATCACCAGCGACCTTTTGTAAACCACTATTTTTCTCAGTAAGTTCAGGATCTGGTGTTGACTTAATAGCAAAATCA